AATAGGTTTTATTCAAACTTATAATGCTAATGAGCTAGAATCTAATCTACATAGAAAATTTAGTTCAAAAAGATTATTAGGTGAATGGTTTGAAATTACAGAAGTTGATGTAAAAGCTGAAATTGATTTTTATTCTAATATTGAAGATGTAAAAGAAAGAAACGAATTTCAAATTGAGTGGGCTAAAAAATTAAATAATAAAAGAAATAATATTGAAGAAGAAATAAATACTTATAATCAAAAAAATACTAATTCAAAAATTAGATTTATTAAGATGTATAAAGAAAATCCAAAACTTAACAAATTAAGAACAGCTGAAATGTTAAATGTTACAAGGAGATGTATTTATAATTGGATTGAAGAAATAAATTTGTAATTAAAGAAAAATTACTATATTTGCTGAGTGAAAATTAACAATGCAGAAAGTTAATTAATAGTCACAAGGACATTATTTAAAGCTCATTAGTCAACACCGCTGCATCGGAAGAGATTAATGGGCTTTACTTTTTTAAACACATTATGCAGAATGGAAGAACTACAAGCATTAAATTTTTTAGATTACTTTTCAGTCATAACTATTGGAGATGACAAAATTCCTAATCATACTTGGAAAGAATGTCAATCTGAAAAACTAACACAAGAGCAATTCTTAATTAATCTAAGAAAACCATCTACAAAAGGAATAGGAATAGTCACTGGCTTTGAATCATTAGAGGTCATTGATGTAGATACTAAGGTATTCTCAACACAACTAGAAAAGGATCAGTTTTGGAAAGAATACTATCAGACTCTTAAAGATAACATCTTAGACTTTGAGTCAAAGTTTTCTGTCTATGTTACTAAAAGTGGTGGCTATCACATTTTATACAAGTCTAAAAGAGTAGTAGGCAACTCAAAGATAGCTAAGTTGAAAGGTCATAAAGAGGCTGTAATTGAGACTAGAGGGACTGGTGGTTATGTCTTTGTTTATCCTGGTAAGAAATTAGACAATACTAGATCCTATTTTCAACTAGAATTTATAACAGATGATGATCGTCAAACACTTTGGAACTTATCCTCAGCTTACAATCACATTGAGAAAGCTCCTGAAGAGCCAAAGAAAGAGCCAAAGATATACTCAGATGATGAGGTGACACCTTGGCAAGATTTTAATGATAAGACAGATATTTGGTCAGTCATTCAAGATGATTTCTTTATCCCTACCAATGGTCAAAAGAAAGACCACTACTTAATCAAGAGACATGGAGCAACTTCTGCTCACTCAGGTAGTGTGTTCAAAGATAGTGGATGCATGTACTTGTTTTCAACTGGCACAGTTTATCCTCATGAGAAGCTAATAAGTCCATTTGTGGCATACGCACATAAGATGCACAATGGTGACTTTAAAGAGGCTACTAAGGACTTGTATGAACAAGGATTTGGATCTAGGAGAAAGAAAGAAATTGAAAAGGATAAACCTAAGATTGATAAGCCTTTGCCAATATCAGGAATTAACTTCCCTTTAGACATCTTTCCTGAAGAGATACAGCACTACATCTTAGAATGTAACAATAAGTTAGATGCTAACATTGACTACATGGGCTGTAGTTTACTTTGGTTGATATCTGTATGTGTAGGTAACACCTATGAAATTGAAGTTAAAAAAGGATGGACTGAGCCTGGTGTAATTTGGCTAGCAGTTGTTGGTAGAGCTGGTATAGGTAAGACTCCAAGCATTGACAATATTATTAAGCCATTGAATGTATTAAATTTTAAAGAGATAAAGAGATACTCCGATCAAATGGAGATGTTTAATTTCTACAATGACTTGTCTAAGAAAGACAAAGAAGACCATCCTGAGCCAATGAAACCTAAAAAGACTCAGTTTATAGCCAATGATATCACACTAGAGGCATTGGTTGACTTACACCAGGAGTCAGATAATGCAGTTGGTGTGTTCAAAGATGAGCTAGCTGGATGGTTTAAGGACATGAATAAATATAGAGCTGGATCTGATCTAGAATTTTGGCTATCATGCTGGAGTAGCAAGTCAGTGTCTGTAAATAGAATGACTCGCAAAGGATCATTTATTGAGAGACCATTTATACCAGTGCTCGGAGGTATACAGCCAAGTATCTTTAATCAATTTGCAACTGATGAAAATAAGGATAATGGATTCTTAGACCGTATGCTATTGAGCTTTCCTGATGCTAAGGTAGAAGAGTACAATGAGAATGAAATGCACATAGCTGACATCATGTGGTATAGTAACACTATCACTAGATTCTATCAAGGTTTAAAGAGTGCTTTCATAAAAAGAGATAATGATGGCAAAATAATTACTAACACAGTAAAGTTCAAGCAAGAAGCCAAAGAAGAATGGAAGCGTATCTTTAACAGAATAACTAAGGAGCAAAACAATGATGAGGAGAATGAATATCTCAAGTCAATGTATCCTAAGCAAAAGAGTTACATCCCTAGATTTGCTCTATTAATTCACTTATTTTCTAGTAATTTTGATGAAAATGTCAATGCATTAGAAATATCTAAGGATAGTATTTTAAAAGCTGAAAAGTTAAGCAACTACTTTATTATGAATGCTAAGAAAATTAAGATTGAAGCAGCTGAATTGAAAGATATTAAAACAGCTATGAAGGGAGCTGAGACTACCTATGACAAATTATTAGCTATCTACAAGTCAGATAGTAATTTTAACAGAACAAAAGTAGCTGAGCAGTTAGGTATTTCTAGACAGCAAGTAATAAATTTAATTAAAAAAATAGAAGAGAAATGAATAAAAAAATGATGAATCAAATGGATGTCAATGAATTGATGTCTACAGTGTGTACAATAGCTACACTTAAATACGATGGACACTTCACTATACTGTCCTTTACTACTAATTTTAAAGGCTCGTTTGGTACAGTAACTGAAAGAGAAGACATAGAGTCATTAAGTCCATGTCTAAGTTTAAAAGAGTTATTATTACAAATGATATACTTAGAGATATGAAACACTTTCTAACAAAAGCAGTTGAGCTACTGCACCCACAAGCAATTTACTACACACCGACAAAGGTAAAAAAGTATGTGAATAAACATAAATTTGATTTCTTAATTAAAAACCCACCTTATGCCAACAACCTATAAACTAACCTACGCCAACATTGAAACGTGGTATTTTCCAAATCGTGCTTTGTGCAATTGGAAGATAAAACAACTCAAGGCAACTGGTAATTATTCACGTGAATTTAAAATAGAAATATGCTAACAATAACCAACGAGGATAATATGCTATTAATGGCTCGCTATCCTGATAAGTATTTTGATTTGGCTATTGTTGACCCGCCGTATGGGATTGATATTGCAAAATGGGATAGTATTGATTTAAAACCAAGTAAAGAATATTTTAAAGAATTATTTAGAGTTTCAAAATATCAAATTATTTGGGGAGGTAACTATTTTAATTTACCTAATTCAGAGGCTTGGATATGTTGGGATAAAACAATGAAAAGCGGTAAAATGGCACTCGGAAAAGGTTTTAAAAGTGAATTTGAATTAGCTTGGACTAATACAGATAATAAAGCTACAATGATTCATTTAACACACGATGGTAATATACAAGGTTTTAACGGTGGCACCGTAAATTACCAATATAAATCAATCCACCCAACTCAAAAACCCGTTGCACTTTACAAATGGCTTTTAGACAAATACGCAAAACAAGGTAACAAAATACTTGACACTCACTTAGGCAGTGGCTCAATAGCAATAGCATGCCATGATTACGGCTTTGACTTGACAGCCTGTGAATTAGATAAGGAGTACTTTGATAAGGCAATGCAGAGAATAAACAACCATACATCACAACAAAAACTATTTTAAATGACAAAAGAAAACAAAGCAAAACTCAAAGCATTAGAGCTTGAGATATCAATGGCTAAGTCATCAATGAATCCAAAGTACATAGCACTTACAGAGTGGTCTGATAACTCAGCAAACAGTCTGACAAAGTCTATAATCTTCTACATTAATGCTACTGGCAATCAAGCTGAGAGGATAGGAAATCAAGGACAATACAGAGAAGGCAACAAGATTCAAGTAGGAACTGGTGAGATAGCTTACA